GGCGGCGTAAATGCGGCCGGTTCCTCCGACGATGATCTCTGCTGCGTTGAGCATGAGGGGCGTCCTCCTTGTCTCGGAACTCGGAGGGGCGTCCTCCGGTCAACTGGTCGAGAGCGTAGCCAGGGGGCGAGCGTGAATCGTGGACGTGAACAGGAACCGCGGTTTCGCCGGGGTGAAGTCGTCGTCGGGGAGATCGAGGAGCGGGCCCGGGGTGGTCCCGTTGACGATGCCTTCGCCGGGGTACTCGCCGGAGATCCGGGCGTCGATCACGGCGCGGCACACGTTCGCGATTCGGAACGCGTCGGCCTTCGATCCTCCCCATGCTTCGACCTGGATCTCGTAGGCGATCGCCCATAGCGGGGAGCCGGTCGGCTGGTCGAGGAGCTGCGTCACGCGGACGGCGGGCCATCTGGTGTCAGGGGCGCCGGCGTCGTTCCGCGGGATCGCGGTGTAGACGCGATCGGCGACCATCGCGACCACCTCGGCCTGGTCTCGGAGGAACGCTGAGACGAGCGCTTCCATGTTCGGGGGCAGGTGGAGCGTCATTCGTTCTCCCGGAAGTCGAGGCGGGCGAGCTTCATCCCGCGGCGGATCGGTGCTGTCGGTTCACGGTACGCGGTCCCGTATTCCACGAGGTGCCACCCGGGGGAATCGACGAAGACGGCGGCTTCGTAGGTGCGGCCCACGCGCCGGGCCTTGGCCACCTTGACGTTCTTGCGGTAGTCGAAGAATGCGCGGCGGGACGGGGAGAGCTTGCGGATCTCGCGTTGCGCGTCGGTTGCGCGCTGGTTGAGGATTCCCTTCACTCCGTCGCCGTTCGCGGCGTCGAAGATCCCGGCTTCGTTCGGCTCGAACCGGAAGCCTTTGGCCGGTGGCATCAGGTGCTCCGTTCGACTCGCGCGGTCACGTATTCGATGAGCTGGGTACGCGGGTTCCTGGCGGGCCACGGCGGGCCGGTCACGTCGAAGCGTTCGCCGATCCCTGGGGTCGGGTTCCCTCCGGCGTCCAGCGTTCCGGCGGCGACGATCCGGTCGCCGGCGTCGATGAATCCGGAGGCGGTCCGATCGAGCGCAAGGCGCCACGTCTCCCCGGCGATCGCCGTGTTCGCTGTCTCCTCGGTCACGCCTTCCTGCCAGACATAGCCGAGGAAGCGGGTCCACGTGAGCTCTTCGGTTGGGTCGCCCATCTCGTCGGGCGGTCCGGCTTGGGTGACGTGTCCGACGAGGATCGGGGTTCGGAGGAGTCGGCGGAGATCCATCAGCGTGCTCGGGTCTCGAAGGTTCCCCCGGTGCGGTTGACGATCTTGCGGAGGCGGCGGCGTTCTCCATCGGTGACGTGCGAACCGGAGTCGCCGGAGTTGCCGCGGTTCCCGCGATAGGTGACGGAGTAGAGCGCGAGGCTTTCCTGCGTGATGTCGGAGACGTTGCCGAAGGTGCGGGCGGCGATCCGGAGCGCGAGCGATGTCGCCCACGTCGGGACGGCGGCGAAGCCGGCGGTGTACTCGATCCGGACGGTTGAGCTCGGGCCTCCCCAGTTTCCGCCGGAACGCGCCGCGGCGCCTTGTCCTGAGAGCGGCGAGTAGTCGTTGTCGAAGTCGAAGCCATCTCCGAGAATGTCGCCGGACCCGCGGCGGAACAGGTCCCGGTCGTTCCACTCGTACTCGGCGGCGGTGAGCACGGTGCTGTTGAGGTTGACGGCGGTGATGGTGCGGACGGGTCCACGCGGGAGGAGCAGATCCCGGTTCCATGTCCCGGCGATCAGCGCGGTCACCGCGGCGGATTCGAGCGGGACTCCGGCGGCGATCTCGATGTCGGCGGAGATCATGTCGAGCAGAATCGTGGCCTGCGCGATCCATCCGGCGGTGAGGTCGGCGAGCACGGTGGTCCCGTCGAAGTACGTAGCAAGTTGCAGGGGCGAGGCGAGACTCATCTGCGGCGTTCCTCTCTCAAGATGTCGTAGCGGCGGAGCTGCTCCACCTCGTCCGGGTCGGTGGTCTCGTAGCTTCCCGAGGTGAACGGGATGGAGCGGCCGGACGGTAGGCGGATCTGGCGCCGGTTGGCGGTCATCCGGAACCGTACCGGTTCGGCCAGGTGGTCGGCCGGGATCTGTGGGTGGCCGGCGATCGCGGCGAGCATCCGGCGGGTGACCATCCGGGCTTGGCGGTACTCGGCGACAAGGTCTTCCGAGGCGGGCGAGCCGCGAAGGTCCGGCGCGGGGTGCGGGTGCCAGAGGTGCACGAGCCGGCCGTCGAGGCGTTCGCCACCGGGCGCGAGGGTTTCGAGAGCCCATCCGAACGCGACGTCTTCGCCTCCCCATCCGAGGAACCGCGGGTCGATCCCTCCGACGAGCTCGAACGCTGCACGGGAGACGACGGTGATTCCTCCGCCGAGCGGGCCGAAGTACATCGCACGGGCGAGATGCCCGAGCCGGGGTTTCGCTGTCGGGCTGGCGTGGAGCCTGGCGGTCTCGGCGTCGCGGAGTCGGTACACCTGGGAATGTGGGACGGCCCACGGGCGCTCGCCGAGCTCGACGAGCCGGATCGCCAGACCGAGGTCGGCCGGATCGAGGAGGAACGAGTCGGCGTCTGCGAGCACGAGCACGTCGGCGGAAGTCTGCGCGAGCGCGGCGGCGATCGCCTCACCTTTGCTCCACTCCGAGCCCGGCGCGCATTCGCCGAACACGACGGGCGCCGACGGGAAGTTGGTGGCGTACCACTGGGCCACGTACTCGCGGGCCCGGGCGCGCCATTCGTCGGTGATCCCGGTCGGGATGAGCACGGCGGTTGAGGTCATGCGCCGGGCGCCGGGTCGAGGATGAGGGCGGGCTGGAGCTCTTCGCCGATCTGGTGGGGGCGGTTCCCGCGTCGGCGGAAGTACCACTTGTGGAAGAGCTCGGCGATCGCCGGTTCGCCTTGAGCTTCGAGGAGGTCTCCCCATTGTCGCCAGTGTGCGCCGAAGCTTGTCGGGAGCGACGAGCCGGCGGCGGCGTATGCGGCGGCGCCGTTGCGGACCTTCCTCACGAGCTGCGCCGGCGTGCGGTACGGGAAGTGACGGACCACGAGGAGCTCGTCGAAGCGCGTGCCTCGGCCGGCGTAGTAGGCGTCGTGGTTGCCTTGCGCGATGACGAGATCGGAACGGAAACGGCACGCCACCTTCGGGAACGGGTTGGCGTCGCGGCGGCGCCACCGGAGCCGGCGAACCGGGTCGAGCTCGGTCGGGTCGTCCTCGCCGGTCGCGACGTGATCGAAGAGCGGCGCCGGGACGATGAGCCATTGTTCGGCCACGTCGTCGAGCACCTCGCGGATTCGACCGAACGGGGAGTACCACCATTCGTCAGCGTCGAACGGGACGATCCATTCGGCGGCGAGCTCGGTTCGGGCGTACCCTGCGAGCCGGGTCATCTTCTCGGATTGCATGTACGCGGGCTCGGGGTCGTCGAGCACCACGAGCCGGTCGGGGTGCTCGAGCCGGAGCTCGTCGAGGATCTCGCGGGTCCGGTCGGTGGAGCGGTTGTCGGCCACCACCACGGCGTCGCACTGGTCGATCATGTTCCGGACGGTCGTCGCGATCACGTCCTCTTCGTCGCGGACCATCGCGACGGCCACGGTGCGGGCCATCAGTAGCCGGACCCGACGCGGGTGGTGCCGATGTGGTGGCAGGACTCGCCGGAGGAACGGGCGCCGAAGAACGCTGAGCGCGTCGCCGGATCGGTGAAGAGCTCGATCGAGAACATCCCCTCGGAGCTCGGGCATCTCGGCCACCTGCGGGCCATGAGCTCGGCACGGTAGAGACTCGGGTTCGTGGTGAAGAAGCGGCGGTGTTCGAGCCACGAGAGCCCGGTGGTCGGGTCGGTCACCTCTGTGTAGTCGGCGGGGTGCTGCTCGACGATCCCTCCGGCGGCGAGCTCGTCGGCGTTCCACGGCTGCCGGCGGAGCGCGACCTGGGCGAGATGGTGGTGGGCGTCGAGGATCGCTCCGAGGTCGCCGAGCTCGATCGGTCGGGGGAACGTGAAGTCGTCCTCGAGGTGGAAGACGAACCGCGCCGAGCTGTTCGCTCGAAGGGTTCTCCACGCGTTGTCGATCGCACCTCCGAAGCCGGAGCGGCCACGGGAACGGATCACGGTCCATCCCGGGAACCGGCGCTCGAGCCGCCGGGAGCTCTGTTCGTCGCCGGTGTCGTCGTGGATCCAGCGTTCCGAGATGGTGCCCGAGAGCTGCTGCTCGGCGCTGGGGATGGTCTGTTCGATCGTGTCTCGTCCGTCGGTCATCACGAGTAGGGCGATCATCGGGCTCTCTTTCGTTCCTGGGTCCATGCTCGGTGTGCTTGAAGGATCTCGCGGTGGAGCTCGTTGGGTCGGTCGACGGTGCTGTTGCGGCCGGCCGGGTTCACGGTCACAAGGTAGACCGCGGCGGGGACGTGCTCGATCGTCGCGCCGAGGAGCCATGCTCGCCGGAAGAGCGCCCAGTCTTCCCACGCTCGCCACTCCTCGAAGCCTCCGGCGGCGTGGAAGAGCTCGCGGCGGATCGGGGTTCCGATCACGCACGGGTTGATCTGTGCGATGTCGCGGTCGGCGAACACGAGCGGCGCCGGGTCCGGTTCGCCGGGGACCACGTACCGGACGGCCGGAGCGCGAAGGTCGCCGGAGGCGGCGGCGATCGCCGGGAGGAAGCCGGGCTCGAGCTCGTCGTCGGCGTCGAGGAAACAGAGCCACTCCGTCGAGGCGCGGGCGGCGCCGGCGTTGCGGGCGGCGGCGAGCGTCTCGGCGTGCTCGTGGATCACCTCGGTCGGGCCGGCGGCGACGGCCGACGGGATGGCACGGGCTCGGGCGAGCTCGGCCCACGAAGCCTCGCCGAACGTGCCGACGACTACGGAGATGTCCATAGGTGGCGGCGGGCGGCGAAGAGCCGGCGACCTGTCGCCATCCTGGTCTGCTGGCGGTTGTAGAGGGCATCCCGGGGAGCTTTCCCCCATGAGGGATGCAGGTGCTCGACCACGGAGTCGAACGCGAACGACCATGCACCGCGATGCTTCGCCGTTGCCACGAGCTCGTCGTCGACGTACTCGTGGGTATACCCCTCGTGGAGAATCTTGCGGGGCTCGTCGATCGTGCCGAACCGGTCCACGTACTCGCGGCGAACGAGCACGTGCGTCGCGTGCTGGCCGGTCCGAGCTCGTTCGGTCGGCGCGAGATCCTGCGTCCCGACTACTCCGATCGCCGGATCGTTCATCTCGGCGAGCGCGGCCGGGAGCCATCCGGGACGGAAGTCGAGGTCGTCTGCTCCGAGGAACAGGAACGGCTCGGAGCTCACGGCGTATGCCCAGTTCACCTTGCACGCGTAGTCCCCGATCGGGTTCGGGGCGAGCACTTCGAGCGTGATCGAGGGGTGCTCGGCGGCGACGGCGATGATCTCGTTCGTCATCTCCACGTCTCCGGCGGTCCCCACGAACATGAGGCGGAACGGTTCGGGCGTCGCGGCTTCGAGCGACGCGACGAGAGGCGCTACGCGGTGCGGACGGCGAAGAGCCGGGACGACCACGAGCACGAGCGGCTCGCGGGTATCCCGGCTCTCTGCCATTCGGATCAGCTCGCCGCGACGGGTTCGAGGAACGCGAACGGGTAGCGGGACGAGGTGCTGTTGACCAGATTGATCGGGTTCGGGAGAGCCCACGCGAGGCGCAAGACCACTCGCATGATCGCGCTGTCCTGCTGCATCGCGTTGAACACGACCACGCCGGAGTCGTCGGAGATCACACCGGAGGGGAACACCTCGAACGTGACATCCTGACGGATGGCGTAGACGAGCTGCTGCCAGTCGCCGGAGATGAGCAACGACCGCGCCGGGTCGAGTGCGCCGTTCCTCGGGAAGAGGATCTGTTCGCCATCGAGCGCGTACTCCGTCGCGCCTGCGGACATGAGCGCGGTCGTGAAGACGGGCTGCTTGTCGAGGTCCCGAAGCCCACGGAGCCGGGCCTTCATGCCTGGCGAAGCGGCGTGGCCGGTGACCATGTACCCATCGCGCTCCACGAGATCGAGCACCCCGTTGACTCCCATCAGGTCGTCGTAGAGATCACCTCGGCTCCCGAGCGTGACTTCGTGGCCGGCGGCTTCTGCTCCCTCGACGATGCACTCGGGCCATGCTGCGGGAGCGTTGATCCCGTAGAGGATCGCCTGGTCGACGGCCTTGCCGATCGCGCTGGTGATCGGCTGCCTGATCTCGGTCCAGATGTCGTAATCGGCGTCGTCGATCACCGCGTTCGGGACGGGCACGAGCACCGCCAGCTCTTCGGCGTTGAGGTACACGTTGTCCCACGCCATCGTGGTCGTCTGCTTGCGGCCCGTGTCGCCGGTGACGAAGAACGCCTGTGGGATCGAGCCCATCACGGGGATGCGGGACTGCTTGCGGGACATGTCCGGGAGCCGGCGTGCGAGGGTCATCACGACCGAGGGCTCGGAGATCGCTCCGAGGATCTCGCGTGAGACTTCCTCGGGCATGAGCGCCTGTGCGTCGCCGCGGGAGATGCTGGTGTTGAAGGGCATGACGGGTCAACCTCCTGGGTTGGGTTAGCCGCGGCCGGCTTTCTGCCGGATCGCATCATTGATCGAGACTCCGGACTGCGGCGTCGCGCCACCTCCGGGCAGTGGCCTCGGCTTTCCCGTCGCGATCACCGCGAGGTAGGGCTTCGCCTTCACGAGCTCGTCGATCGCCGACGAGATCGCCTTTGTGTCAACTTCACCTTTGACGATGAAGCGGTCGAGGTTGCCGAGAAAAGTCACGGCGTCCTCTGGATCGGAGACCTTAGCGGCGGCGGCGGCGCGGATCTCGCTCTTCACGATCCGGCCGTTCACTTCGAGGAGGGCCTCTTCTCGGCCTGACTTCTTCGCGGCCTCGATCGCCTTCTCCTCCGAGGTCTGGTGCCGGGCCTTCATCTCGGCGAGCTCTTCGGTGAGCTTCTGCCGAGCCTTCCTCTCGTCGGCCAGCTCGACGAGCACCTTGCGGTGCGAGCCGGCGCCTTCGGCTTCCTCCGTCGCCGGCGGCGTGGCCGGTGCGGTGGCCGGCGGGGTGGCCGGTGCGGTGGCCGGCGGGGTGCTCGCTGGCGTCGGCGGGGTGGTCGGTTCTGTTGCCATTCCGGGGTCTCCTCGGTGATGTCGCCGGAGGTCGCCTCCGGTTCGCGGTAATCCCACGCGCCGGAGAGGCGATCGAGTGCGGATCGGGTTTCGTCCATGTCCGCGAAAGGGTCGTCGGGAAGCTCGTCGTCGACGATCGTCACGAGGTCGCGTTGTCGACGGAGCACCTCGTAGCGGCCGGCTTCCCACTCGGCGAGAGCTTCGCGGGAGGGCCGGCGGTGCGGGCGTTCACCACGGGACGGCGGCATAGTCCGGAACCTCCTCACCAGCTTTTCGGGCGGTCGCCACGATCCGAGTGTAGAGGTCCTCGAAGCCGAGGTCGGGCTCGTCGAGGTACTGCGGGACGAGCTCGGCGTAGCGGCGGCGCTGCTGCTCGGTTGCTCGGCCTTCGCGCATGAGGTATTCGAGATCCATCACGTCTTCGTTCCACGACTGGTACGTCATCTGGTACGGGCTGCGTCCCTCGGTCGGGTTCGCGGCGTCGCCGAGGAACTGGAGGGCCTCGCGCTGCACGAGCTGCGCGTCGTTCGCCGCGATGTGGCCGGCGGCGGAGAGGTCATCTCCGAACAGGATCGCCGGGTCGTATCCGTCGTCTGCGAGATCGCGAAGAATCGAGCGGGCGTCGATCGCGTCGGAGTACGCGTCGGGGCTCGGGAGCTTGCCTCGGCGGAGGGCGCCGGCGGCTTCGGCGCGGCGGTTCGCGTCGAGCCAGAGCTGGACGGCCTCGTCGATGTCCACCTCCCGACCGAGGCGTGCCGACATGTCGTGAGCAAGCTGGTCGGGGTTTGTGCTTCCTCCGTACCACTGGCGTGACAGCCGGGCCTTCTCGCGGTCCGATATCTGTTCGAGCCAGTCCCATTCGCCTCGGCGGAGCGTGGTTCCCATGCCGGAACGGGAGCCGGATCGTGGCGGGTTCGCGAGTCTCGTTGTTCCGAGCCGGTCGATCTCGGCGATCGCTTCGGCCTGCACGCGGGCGGCTTCCTCGCGGGCCACCTTGCGGACGGTCGCAACACGAGCTCGAGCGGAGAGCACCTCGTCGGGATGGACTCCGAACCGGGCTGCAACGTCGAGCACCTCGGGCGAGTCGGCGGAGAGCGTGCGAGCGGCTTCCCGTCGGGCTCGATCTTCAAGGAACCGGCGGGCGGCTTTCTCCTCGCGGAGCTCGACCACGCGCTCCGGGGAGACGTTGCGGCGGGTGGCCTCGGAGAGCACGTCGGGATCGGTCACCTCTGCACGAGTGCGGCGAACCGTCGGCGCGCTCGGCGCTGGCGGCGCGGTCGCCGGAGCCGCGTGCTTCGCGTTGGTGAGTGTCTGCCCGAGCTCGCCATGAGGCTTCACGGCGGTGAGGGTCGGCTTCCCGTCGGGACCGAGGATCTTGCCGTTCTCGTCCACCACGATTCGCGTCGTGCGTTGGCCGGCGGCGCGCTGCGTTCTGAGCTGGGCGAGCTTCGCCTCCCGGGCTTCGAGCTCGAGCCGGGCCTTGTCGAGCCGCTGCTCGAGCCGGGTCTCCCGTTCCTGGTCGGTCTCCCGGCGGAGCTCCGCACGAAGACTCCCGACGCGTTCGCGTTGTGCGGCCACCGCGTCGCGGGCATCGGGGAGAGCTCGGGCGGCAGCGATGTCGTCCGGGACCCCTTGCGCCTTGAGCTCGGTCAAGAGCTCCCGGTTGATGACCTGGCCGGGGTCGGCCTCGCCGATGATCTCTCCGACATCGCAGTCACAAGCGGGATGGATCGGGAGGAGATCGGCGGAGCGGTACCGCTGCGTCGAGGCGGTCGCACAGAATCCGCACGAGCGGCCGGTGAGTACACGCCTGTACCCGACCACCCACGGGCGGAGCGGCCCGGCGCGACTGATCTCGGCGCGGTTCGTGAGCGTGACATCGGTCTTCGCGGTTGAGACTGCACGAGCTCGACCCGCGGCCATCGCTTCGTTGAACGGCGATCCCTGCGAGATCATCCGGCGCGCTTCCACCACGGAGCGGTGGTACACGTCGGGCGTCGGGATGCCGTTCCGGATCGAGGGGACCACGGGGACGAGCTCGGGCGGGAAGCCGGCGAGCGTGTCGTTGGCGTTCATGTAGGCGACCGCGAGCGTCGAGGTCTGTGCGCGGACCTGATCCACCACGAGCCCGGCGCCGGCGGTGAACTGCGCGGCGGCGAAGTCGTCGAGCCCGGCGAACGCATCCCACTGTTCGCCCACGAGATCCCCCGCCACCTCTTGAAGTCCGAGGAAGCGGCGGTGGTGGGCTTGCTGAATCCGGACGAGCTCGCCGGGATCGGGGTCGGCCACGGGCTACAGCTCGATCGGGTTGCCGCCGGTGGCGTTGAGCGATGCGCGGCGGAGACGGTCGGCCTCGGATGTTGCGAGGCGTGCGCGTTCGGCGGCGTTCGCTGCCATCCCCTCGAGCTGCATCTGCGCGCGCATCGTTGGGAACCGGGCGATCTGCTCGGGCGTGTAGCCGAGCTCTTCCCATAGCTGCGGGCCGGGCACGTCGAGGTCCTTCTTCTTCGTGATGGCGTCCACGTGCTCGGACTCGGTGCGGGTCTCCGGATCTTTCCAGATCGTCTCCATGCTCTGAGCGTTCGCGAGCTCGGGAACAGCAGAGAGCTTGCCGGCGAGCCGCATCACTTCTTCCCATCCGGCTCCCCATCCTCGGGTCTTGCGCCGGGTCTTCGCGACCAGACCACTCTCGGCAGACTTGATCGACTCGCCGGAGAGACGGTCGGCGGAAGCTCGGAGGTAGTGCGGCGGCGTCGCCGAGATCGAGGCGATGTGCTGCACGACGAGCTCGATCGAAGCGACGCTCGAGGAGAGGTCGGCGGCGGCGAACTGTCCGAACTTGGCGTCTTCGCCTTCGAGCCACCACGTGAGCCCGGGTCCACTCTTGAAGCTCGGCTGGATGATCGCGCCGGTCGGCTTCCCGGTGAGCGCGTCGAGCTGGTCGTCGGGCGTGTATCCGGTGAGGTACCGCTGCGGATACGCGGCGAACTCCGAGGCGACGAGCATGTCCGCGAGGAGCTTGTTCACCGCGTCCTGGAGCGGGATCACGGAAGCGAGCTCGGAGTGCGCGGCCCATCCGGCGCGCCGGGAGACGGTGAGGCGCGGCATGTTGAGGAACTCGACGATCGGGACCACACCGAGCGGGTTCGGCATCATGCCGTTCACGTCGAGCTCGTCGGCGCCGTCGAGGAGATCCTCCACCACCCATCGGGTACGGGCGGCGTCGATGATCGCACCGTTCTGCTTTGAGCGCGACCGGAACAGGTAGACCCCCTCCGGCCGGAAGAGCTCGGCATGCTCGTACCCGTCATCGTCGAGCCACGTGCGAAGTCCGGCGGTCCTCCGCTTCCGGATCTTCGGGTGACATTCCACGATCGTGCTCGTTGCGCTCTCGACCGTGATCTCCGGGATGTTGCCGGCGGTGGTGCCGTCGGCTTCGTCGCGCTGCCAGACCGTGACGTAGAACGCGCCGGCGATCAGCCCGTCGAGGTGACCCATCGAGCTCTGGAGATCCAGCTCGTTGTCTTCCCAGATTGCCTTCGCCTTCGTGTCGGCCGTGACTCCCTGGTCGACGCGGAAGCCCTGGACCGTCATCCGTTCCTCGACGGCGTTCGTGACCACCTGACACCAGTTATCCGCGAACGCGTCGAAGAGTCCACCGAACGCCTCGAGGAACTTCTCCCCGGCGAACGCGAGGTTGTGCGCGCCGTCGTAGTAGCTCTCGGCCTTGTCGATCACGCGACGGCGAGCGGCCATCTGCATGTGGAGCTTCCGGAGCACAAGCGCGGGATCTCGGGTATCGGTCATCGTTCCTCCATCACACGGAGCCGCCGGAGCGGCGCTTCTTCTTCACGACGGTTCGGAGCATCGCCCGAGACATCGCGTTCACGAGAGCGGCGATCCCGTCGATCCGGTTCGCGCTCTTCCTCTTGTCGGGCTTCGTCGGCTTGATGTTCCCGGCCGGGTCCTGCATCACCTCGGCACACGAAGCCATCCACCGGAGCACGGGGTTCCCTCCGTGGATGAGGAGCGGCCGGGCCGGCGTCGAGCCCATCACCGCGCGTTCCACTTCCTTCGCCGGAGCGTTCAGCGTGAGGTACCCCTGCCGGGTCGGGATCATCGTGTGTCCTTCGTTCTGCATCTCTTGCACGGTCTCGGTCGCGTTCCACGGGTCATACGCAACTTCTGCGACCGTACAGCCAAGGCGCTCGGTCTCCGCGGCAACGTCGAGGCGGAACCGGGCGTAGTCCACCACGTTCCCCTCGGTCGCGATGATCCATCCGGCGTTCACCCACTGGCGGAGCGGGACCCCGGTCAGCCGTTCGAGCTCGTCGATCCGTTCCTCCGGAATCCAGAAGCGCGCCCATACCCGGTAGCCGAGCTGGCCGTCGTCGAGCTCGAACGGCGCCACCCACACCGCGGCCGTGAAGTCTGTCGTCGACGAGAGATCGAAGCCGAGGTAGGCGACCGCGTCCTTGAAGTCATCCCGTGACACCATCCCGGCGGAAGCGTCCCACTTGTCCAGCGTGAGCCACGCGATCGACTGCTTCGTCCGCTTCCCGAGGTGAAGCCGTAGGTACCGGTTGAGCTGCGCCGGACTGTTCTTCGCCTCACGCGCCTTGCCGGTCAGGTAGCTCTCTGTCACGGTCCAACCGATCCCCGGGTTCGCCCACCTGATCGCCTCGATCGAGAACGGGTCGCCGGCGAGGAGCTCGGCCGGCGTCGCGAACACGACACCGTAGAAGCTCGGGTCGATGATGTTGCGGGCTTCGAGCTGCTCGACGTAGCTGCGTTTCGTGTCGTAGATCGAGCCGGTCTTGCCTTCGTCGGCGGTCGTGATGAAGAGCACGAGAGGCTGATCCCTGGAGCCTGTCCCGGTCTCGATCGCGTCGATCGTGTCCGGTGTCCGGTGAACGTGCACCTCGTCCACGATCCCGCCATGCACGTTCAGTCCATGCAGGTTCCCTCCCATATCGGCGGCGAGCGGCCGGAAGATCGAGGTCGTCGTCGGGTTCGTGAGGTACCCCTTCGTGATCCCTCGCGTCCCGAGCTTCTTCCTGAGCTCGGGCGACCGTTCGGCCATCACCTTCGCCGGTTGGAACACGATCTGCGCCTGCTGCTTGTCACGCGCCGCGGCGTACACCTCGGCGCCTTCCTCCCCATCAGCGAACGCCAGGTAGAGACCGAGCCCACTGCACTCGGTGCTCTTCCCGTTCTTCCGAGGCTTCTCGAACCACGCGGTCCTGACGATCCGGAAGCCCGTCCGACGATCAATGAGCCCGAACACTGGAGCGATCTCGTAGAACACCTGCCAATCGAACAGACGAAGCGGATGCCGAGCCCACCGCCCCTTGATCTGCTCCAGCTTGTCGAGCGCGCCGATCACCCGTTCCACCTTCCTCGGCCAGTACAGACAGTCCGGGCCCGCGGGAAGCGGCGTGACGAGCACGGGCGCGTGGTCATCCATCCATCCCGTCTCGATCACCCGACCGAGCTCGACGAGCTCGGCCACGTGAGCGGAGATCACGGCCCACGCCTCCTCCTCCGCTCGGCACGGGACCGCGCCGGCGAGATCAGTCGAACGCGTCGTCGTCGTCATCATCACCGATCCCTGCCGAGCCCGGCGAAACCGGGATCCGGAGCCTGCTCACCGGGGTGATGTAGAGCTGCACCGCGGCGGCGAGCATCGTCCGGTTCGCCTCCCGATAGACCTGCCATGCCGGGTTCTTCACCGGAACCTTCTCCCGGTTGAGGATCGTCACGCCCTGGGAACGGAGCAGAGCCTCGGCCTCCATCATGTGCGCCCACGCGGTGCAATACGCGACGAGCACCCCGCGGTCCACCTCGGCCAACACCCCCGCGTGCGCGAGCTCCCTCGTGATCCGGCGCCACTCCCCGGCGGCGGAAGCCGAGAGCTTCGGCATCGGCGGAGCCTTCGGCGCGAGAACGATCCTCCGAGCTCTCCTCCCGTCCGAGGTGCGGAGCGGCTTCATCCCTCGAAGCACCCGCACATTGTCCGGCGCCGGAACCGGCCCACGCACACCCATCAGGAGCTCCCATCAGCGACGGACCACGGCGGCGCCACCATCGACGTGAGATGCCACGTTGCACAATGCGGACAGAGGTACACGCGCACCGGACGATTCGGACGGGTCGAACCGGCGTGCTCCACCAGCTTCGCTCGAGCCACCTGTTCCGAGAAGCCGCGCTTCCCCTTCGGACAGATCGTCACCTGCGGAGCCGGACCATCCGGAGCACGGCGCCGGGAGTCCGGGAACCGGGCACGCGTCGTCGTCGGTTCCTCCTCGTCGGGATGCCGGCGAAGAGCTCGACCAGCACGGGCTCGAGCCGAGAGACCACGGCCGGGCCTCGGGTGCTCGGGCTCGTTCCTGCGGGGCATGACCGAGACGGTAGCCGGTGACCCCGGAATCGAAGCGGAAACGTGTCCCGGCGTCATCGCGCAGCCCCCATTGACCTCTGGCCGGTCACCCCCCGCGGTGGTACCCCACCCCCTCTCCCCGGGCACGAGCTCGGCCCCGAGCGGCTTCGGCTTTGGTCTTCTGCTCGTGGCAGGGTCGGGCGTGGATCGGTCGGAGGTTGGTCTCGTTGTCTGCTCCACCTTCGGCGAGGGGGATGACGTGGTCGACCTGTTCGGCGAAGGGTTGGTGGCAGACGTGGCAGATGGCGTGGTGTCGGTTGAGGATCGTGCGCCGGCGTCGGGCGTCGGCGGTGGCGCTGAGGGTTGCTCCGAGCTGGTGGCGTCGTTGCTTTGATCCTGCCCACGGTGGGGGGGGTGGGTGGGTGGTGCACGGTTTGAGGTTGGGGCAGCCTGGTGTGCTGCACGGGTAGGCGGGTGAGCGGGGCACGGCGGGAGTTTTCCACAAGCGGCGAGGGATCCTGGGTTGGGTCTTGCCGAGTCCTTGACATGGTGGGTATGCTCCCCGTACCGCGGAGGGGAGCACCCATCCGGTGGGGCACGACCTGGAGATCCCTCGAATGGGTTTCGGTCTGGTAGTTATCCCCAGGGTTGGGTACTGTTCTGGTGTGGTTCCGTTCTCGTTTCCCGTGGTGGTGCGTGGTGTGGCCGTGCTGACGCGTGATGTTGCCGGCGCCGAGGTGGTGGTCGTCAATGAGGTTGACGGGGTGCTCGTCGAGGCGTTGTCGGGGGAGCTGGTCGATCTGGTGTCGCTGGTGGTGTGGGTTCCTGTCGAGTGATGGTCGGGGTTGTACGGTCGGCGGTGTGAAGCCTGGTCGGTTGCTGCTGCTCGGTTGTCTGCTCGGTTGGGTGTGGTGGTCGTTGCGGTCGTGGGAGCGGACGGTGTTCGAGCTCGATCATGGGCGGGGCCTTCGTGGTGGGCGCGGCGAGACCCCCGGCCGGTTCCTCGGTTGAGGGTGGTCGGGGGTCTCGTGGGGTCGGGTCACCTGTCGCCGGCGGGCTTCATGTCTTCGACCAGTAGTGCACGGCTTGGCGGGTGACTCCGCAATATTCGGCGATCTCGGCCATCGTCATCCCGCCGGCGGTGAGGGTGGCGATGATCCCGGCCCGCGCCGAGCGCATCGCCTGAGCCCGGCGTTCGAGATCGTCGAGCCCGGTGCGAATGTTGGTGAGCGTGTGGAGGCTGTCGCGCTGGCCGGCGCCCGCGGCGGCGGTCACGCCGCCACCTGCGTGACCATGTTGCGGTTGGGGTGGTAGTAGCCGCGACGGTCGTCGCAGTAGAAGTAACCCTCGGCGAGGAGGGCGAAGTCGGACACGTTGCCGCGTCCGACGTTGATGCGGCAGGCTGCCGCCTCAAGGAAGGAGAAGGGGTAGGTGCGGGCGGTGTTGGTGTTGCTCATGTCTCTAGTTAACACCCTACTGACAGACATGTCAACAGGTTATTTACAAGATCCTCGGGGCGGTCACTGGCCGGCGCCGGGAGGGGCGGGCTTCACTCGGCGGTGGCGGGCTTCATCGTCGGGTAGGGCCTGCCTCGGTGCCATGCTTTGAGGTGATCGAGCTCGCGGCCGTCGGTCCAGTGGTTCCAGCTTTTGACCACGTTCGCGAGGGTTTCGAGTGCTATCGGGCGGAGAGCTCGCATCCGCCAGTTGCGGAGCGCGAGTCGGGGGTCGCCTTTCGCGAGTCCTTCGCCTGTGACGATCTTGTCCACAAATGCGGTGATCTCTTCGAGCTCGTAGTCCCCC